CCCCACTTGTCTGCCAGATAGCTTTCGGTGTCGCTGATCTGCTGCGCCGTCAACGTGCCGTCCACAACGATCAACTCGGCAATCGTGCCATCCCATTGACGACCGGTTGCAGCTTGGTTACCGACATCTAAAACAGTCATCCCAGAGGTTCCTGCGTCACCTGAAACATCAAGCGATCCGTCCACATAAATGGACGACGAGGTTGAGTCAGCCGTGTATCGGAAAAGCAAACCGGTAGACAACGCTAGCGATGTGCTGCCTTGAAGATTTGTGCCGGAATACAGTCGAGCGGTTTGATTGATTGCCTGGAATGCTGTTGAACTTCCGTTTACAAGAAACTGCGGAGTAGCTCCTGACGTATCTAGCGTAGCTACAGCGAACAAGGTTATAGGTTGCGAAATATTGAACGACGCTGCCGATATGACATCATTCGGAATGAAGTCGAGGACGTTCAGGCCATTCAGCGTGCGGGTGCCCGTTGTCGGCTGCAACGACGCCGTAGCCTGTACCAGGTCGTTGCCGTTACCCGACTTGTCGTTCCACTGTGAAACCGAACCAGACGTTTCAATGATCGTGTACGGATCAGAAGCATCAAACCACGCCGTCGCACCCACCTGCAACGGGATCGGCTGAATCCCCCACTTGTCGTTGAGGTACGCCTCCATCTGAGCGATCTCCGCATCAGTCAGAGTGCCGTCAAACACGGCTACCTCGGCAATGTCACCGACCAAATGTAAATCCCAATTGTTCGATCCGTTCACACCTGCGCCCACAGCAAACGCGTTTCGTGGATCGGAACTGTTCACAGCAACGGAACCCGACCAGGTGCTTGTTAGATCGGTGCCGCCATTCAGACGCATGGTTGAACGGTTGGCAACTGTCGCGTTAGCGATATCGCTCACAACTGTGACGGACGCCCACACATTTCCCGCCAACTGATTTTCTTGGTCATGCAAAACACGGATATTGCCGCCGAAACCAGAAGGTCCGACAATGTGCCGGATTGCGTCGTCTTGCGTGCCGTTTCGCGTGTCATGCGCAAAAAACGCGCCGGTTGGTACTGCCGTGGTTACCGTGGTCGCCCAGACTGCGTAGATACTGTTCGGGTCGGTAACTGTTCCTGCTTTGAACACAGCAAACACGACAGATTGAGCCGAGTGAAGAAAAGTCCAGTCTGATGCGGTTGCTGCGACAAGGCGGTCGCTGCCATCAAAAGTGATGACGTTCCGACTATTTTGCGTGTTCGTGCCTGTTGTGGGTTGGTTCGCTGACGTGGCCTGTACCAGGTCGTTGCCGTTGCCGGACTTGTCCTGCCACTCCGACACCGACCCCGACGTTTCAACAATCGTAGACGTATCAGACGCATCCAACCACAACGTCGCACCCAACGCCTCCGGCACTGGGGTAATCCACTTCTCAGTCAGGTAGTCCTCGACCAGCGTGATCTCATCAGCAGTCAACGTGCCATCAACGACAATCATCTCAGCGATAGGCCCGTCCACCCCATACGTGCCAGTGCCTATAGACCCTACTCGTAGCCCTGTCATACTGTTCGTTCCGGCGTCACCCGACACCTCCAACGTTCCGTCAATATGCAGCGTGTCAGTTGAGTCTGTGAACACGGCACGCCAAAGTTTCGGTCCGGTCGTAGCGGTGCCCTGATCGACCACAGTCCCTTGATAGATGCGATAATCTGTGCCGCCAACAATTCCAACCGTTACGTTTGCCGGTAGACCGCGGACGGGGAAACGCGCAATGCCGCTAATTGTGTCATCTTCTGAAACCAGAAACACCACGAACTCGCTACCGGTCGATATAGCAGCGTTTTGCATGTCGTCGCTGCCGTCAAAATCGAGGACGTTCCGACCGTTCAACGTGCGGCTACCAGTAAGCGGCTGATTCGCTGACGTGGCCTGCGTCAAGTCATACCCGTTACCAGACAGATCGCTCCACTGCGACACCAACCCGCCCGACTGCGTAATCGAATCAGTATCCGAAGCATCAAACCAGGCGGCAGCTCCGACCCGCAACGGAACCGGCGTCCACTTCTCAGTCAGATACGTCACCAGCTTCTGACGGTTCGCTTCCGTAGCATTCGCACCAGCAACAACCACAAGCTCCGCAATGCTGCCGGTAAAATCAACGCCTGAGTTGTATCCACCAACATAAATCGTATTCGTAGCATCAGACACTGACGGAGCATTAGCTTGAACATTGTTTTGAGTTGCTGAACTACCATCAAGATACAAGCTGGATCTAAGCGCAGCGGTCCCGTTATCTGGATCTGCAAAAACCGAAATAACCGCCCAACTACTATCCGCAAAGTAATCATCGGCTGATTGATTCTGAACGGTGGGCTGACCTGCAACTCCACGCCTCACTGCGTGGACTATGGCATTGTCTCCGATTCCAGTCCGGTCCTCATAACCCAGCGCAAAGCCAACCTGAGTTGTGCCGAAAGTTGATCCAAAGTACGAGGCAATCGTGTTCGCAGGCTGATCGTTCTTGACGACCAGACAAATAATGTGCTCAGTCCCATTGTGCAAATCGTTCCACGCTGACGCTACATCAGACGATACCAACTTATCAGCAGCGAAATCGATCACGTTTAACCCGTTCAGCGTTGACGCACCAGTAGTCGGCTGGAGTGCCGAAGTGGCTTGCGTGAAGTTGCCGAGTGAGCCTTTGTTGTCCCACTGCGACACAGCCCCGCCACCCGGCCCCGACAACGTCGACTCATCCGACGCGTCCAACCACAACGCCGGAGACAAATCCAACGGCGAAAACGATGAAGCAGTCGAAACGCCGACACCCGCAGGCATCGGCAACGACAACGCAGAACCAATCAGCGGCATATCACCACAAAGCCACAATCGACGTAGCGGTCGTGCCCGTCGAATACACCCGATCAACACGCACAGGCAACACCGAACCAGCCGTCACACCAACAAACGTCACAGTTCCCGACCCGTACATATCAACCTTCACATCACCCGCAGCACCCACATACAACGCTCGGGTTGTGTCGGTGAGGTCAGCGCCGTCGTTCGGGGTGACTGCGACGGCGTAGTGTGCCGGTCCCCATTCTTGGTTGCGTAGGTGGTCCCAGACGTTGCCCATGAGTGTCTCCTAGATCGGGTCTATCCTGTCACGTTGCGAGGCGGACGACAACGGGCTACACCTCACGGCTGACGAGAAAATTGCAGACGTGCAGCATCCGGTTGCGGTCGTCGCGGTCGAGAGCGAACGGCGACTGGACCGGATCAGCGAGCAGATACCGGCGCGTGCCGATCACCTCGTTGTCGATCAAACACAACGCCGTCCACACCTCAGTGCATAACGCCTCCGATGTGGCATACGACGTGCCGCGCACGACGACCTGAAGGCCGCGTGTCTCAACCGGCGGCGCGCTGTTCGTGCCGAACACTAGCTCGGGTGCGGTGCCGCCCGTCTCATACACCGTGACGCAAGTGTCAGGCGTGTCAGGGCGACGGCCAAGAAACAGGTTCGTGCCGACCGTCAACGCCTGCGTCGGAGTTGATGCTGCGGCGAGGTACGTGCCGATGTCATCGAGGAACGCCATCACAGTGCCCGTTTCACGAGGCGAAGGATGCGATCGTTGAGTTGTCGCCCGACGTCGCGTGCGGGCCGTTCGAGGTATTTAGCGGTCCGCCCAGGTGCGTGCCGGTAATCCATGTCCTCGTGCTGTACGAGCGCGTAGGGGGCTGTTGGGCCGCCGTAGCTGACCGTCGCTGTCAGGGTCCGGGATGTAGCGTGCTCGATCCTCTGGCTACCTGAGAGCGCGCCTGTGTCGAACGGGACGAGTTCGTCGGCTTTGCCGGCGACCTCCAAAGCGATGTCGTTGACGGCGACCAGAACAGCCTGACGGGTAGCGGCGTCAGCAAGATCAACTTTGCGTCGCCATCCGCCAGCGTCCCACGTCATCCTCATCGCGATGACCGCCCGACGTAGATGATCTGCCCGACCTGACCGAGCGGATCAGCACCTGTCTCGACACCGACGATCGGGCGGACCGCTGAGATCGGCGCAGGCAACGTGATCTCATCGCTGGTATCAACAGCGATCGTCTGATGCGGGACGAACACCTTGTAATCGACGAGAACGTCGCCGTTGATCCCGGCAGGCTGCTCCACGACCCGCTCGATGTAACAGTCATACGTCGTAGCGGTGCCGGTGAACGTGCGTTCGCCGTAGGCGTTCGTCGTTGACGACGTGCGAATATCCACGGTTTGCGGCGTCATGTTGACCCGCAACGCCGTAGCGAACACTTCGGAGGATGCTGCGCCGGTCACAGTTCGAGGTCGTTGTCGTCTCCGGCGTTTGCGCGCGCCGGACCCGCACCGTAGTCGTAGGTGTTCGCGAACTGAGCGGACGTGAAGAACGGGTCGACACGGTCGCTGTTCGCACGGTCGATGTCTTTGTCCGAGATCGAGATGCCGCCCGCATACGGCACCGGCACGAGGTTCTCTCGCCCGGCGAGCGTGCGTAGCTCCTCGGCTTGCAGCCGTGCGTTTTCGGCTTTCTGAAACAGATCGACCCGCATGTCGCCGATCGCTTGGTTCGCGAGACGGCTGAACTTCGACGCGATCGCGATCATCACCCGATACGCCGACGTGTACAGGTCAGTCGTTGCGGTATCGGACCCGGTGACCTGGTTGTTCGTCCACGCGATTTCCTCGTCCGAGATGAGCTGATCGTTCGTGTCGGTGTCGCCGACAAGAAACCGGATCGAATCGCGTGCGGAGGATGCAGGGTCACCGGAATAGTTCCACGTCATGCCGTCATCCTATGTCACGTCAAGCTGCGAGTCAGTGGAGAGACGCGCAACGGCCCACCGGCGGAGGAGTACCGGTGGGCCGCTACGACTGGAGGAACCGCCGCGATTAGGCGACGCAGTTGTCGAAGAAATACCCGAGGGCGCTGGACACAACCTTCATGTCCCACGCGCTCTGGATCTCCAACCGATCCGCACGGAGGTGATCCATGCGGAACCGGCTGACGCTCGTCGAGGTGCCGATCCCGCCGCTGTTGGCGAGGCCGGTCCACGAGAAGTTGTAGCCAGCCGATGGGGTCATCAGGCCTGCTGATGCCGGACGGTAAGCGAGCAGCATGTCCTTGTCGCCGATCTGGCTGTACGACGCGGTCGCGCCCTCGTTGGCGGTGTTCACGATCGAACCCATGACATGCAACTCGTCGAGGCCGAGCACACGGGCGATTAGGTCGGTGGTCATCGACTCCGACGTCGTGTACTTGTAGCGGTCAACGATGTCGACGTGGTTCTTCAGGATCGAGAACACTGCGTAGGAGCAGACGCCGACGTTCGGGCGGTAACCGGTGTTCGTCAGAACGGTGTTGATACCGGTCTGCACGTCACCGATCGGGTCCGACGAGGTCGCCGACCACAGGGTGGCGGGCGTGACGTCGGTGTCCCAGATGCCGGTGCCGAAGTAGCTGGTCGCCCAGTCACGTTCCTGCCGGATCAGCATCTGCTGCGCTAGGTAGCGGGTGGCGTCCTGATCCATGTTGAGCGGCGCGTCAGCGTTCGCTCGGGTCTGGTCGCCGATGTCCTTGTGGAGCGCCCACACGTCAGCGGAGTAGGTCGCGGTCGACAAGCCGTAGCCC